CTCAAATACAACAGCGTTTTGGGTGCTAAAACTATATTATAACGATGAGTCTAACTTTATAGGAATATCAGATATTGATAGATCTGATGGTAGTGATTTTTATTATGGTATCGCATCTTCATGGGGAAATTACAGTCAATCTTTAGATTTTTTTAATTTTAGTACATCTACAAGTAATATGACAGTTAGTTTAATAAATACTGATCGTGCTATTCAAAATGGTAGATTTTCAGATTTATTTGCAACAAATAATTTTAGCAATAGAAAATGGGAGTTATTTTTAAATACAAATCAAACATCTACTTTAGATACATCTACTAGAATGATTGGAACAGGAGTTATATCTGGAGATATAAAATATGGTTTAGACTCAATAGAGTTGTTGTTATTAGATAAAAGTAGCGTTTATCATAAACAAATACCTAGTGCTACAGTTGATTCTAGCACATACTCTTCTGCTCCTAAAAAAAACATAGGCAAACCAGTTCCAATGTCTTATGGTAGTTTTGACCAGACTACATCGGATACCTATTATAAACAATTTTTTGCTAATGGTCGTTTTCCTGCTATTATAGTAAATAGATGTAACGATTCAGGTCAAATTGAAGCATTGCCTGACACTAATCAAGGCTCTGCTGTAAAACTAGCACAGTTAAGAGAGTCTAATGTTTATATTAATAAATCAGGAGAGTTTCTTTCAGCAGTAGAAAGCAATGTTACTGTTACAGAAAACCCTAGCTCAACATCACATAATATAATTAAAGCTAAAGGTACTAATTATTACTACAGATTACCACTAGCTAATTCTTTTACAGCACAGCAAGGATATACAAGTGTAGCATTTGCAGTTGATGATAACTTAAATAGTTTTTCTGCATTTAACTCAGGAACAGTATTTCAAGAACAGGGTTCAGCAATAAAAAATTTAACATTTAATGTTCCTACGGCACCTAAACTTGGAGAGTTATATGACAATGATGATATTTTTCTTATAAGTAAAACAGGTAATTTTCAAACTTCAGGAAATCCGGCTGGTTTAAGTACTGAGCTTGTTAGTGGAACAACTTTTAGTCCAGCAATAACATCAAATGGAATACATATAGCTAATTTAACAGGTAAATATTCTGCTAATGAACTTAGTTCAGCTTCTATTGATTCTACTACATTAACTATAAGAAATAACATAGATGCAACTCAAGGTGACAGTGATATGAGATATAGGTTGCTAGATATGTGGCTAATGTTAGAATTTAGACCAAGTCAAGTATTTTCAAAAACTATACAAGAAGAATATGAAAAAATAGTTGGATATTCTGTATCTACTCAATTTGAACAAAATGATAGCGTAGAAGAAACAGTAATAGCAACAAGAACTAAAACATTAAGAACACCAGCAGAAGTAGATTATTTATATTTTTCAGGAGAAGGTAGAGAGTATATGTCTTGGATAGATGCAGATTCAAGAAATAATGGATATAATGAAGGTAATTTACTTGAAAATCCAATTTATATTATAGAAGATGCATTAAGAACTGAACTAAGTTTAAGTTCTTCTAACATAGATTATGCTTTGTTTGACACATCTGGCAATACTACAAATGGTCATCTCGGAGATATTTTAAATGATGCTGTTAGTGATGTTAAGTTTGCTTTTTCTCAATATAAATTTATAAGCTCTAAAGATTATATAAATAGAATTTGTAAACAATGCTTTTCTTGGGTTTATATAAGTGGTGATGGCAAGTTTAAAATAAAAACTTTAAGAAGATCAGGAGATTATAGTGCTTCAGATAAAACTATTAACTTTAATGAAATTCAGTTAAAAAACATATCTAAGACAAAATTAAACTCTGTTAGAAATGATATTACTGCTCACTACGATCAAAACTATGGAAGAGATCAATTTGAGCAATCAGTAAACTCTACAGATTCAACATCAGCAGGAACTACTGTAAATGGCAATAATCAATCATTAAAAATGGAAACAGACTTAGATGTAATAGACACAACAACTGCTACAGCAATAGCTAATACATACATCGAAGTATTTAAAGATAGAAAAAATATTATATCTTTTTCTACTGTAACTCCTAAATATAATGATTTAGAAATAGGAGATATAATATCCTTTTCTAACTGGGATTCTAAAATAAAAATATTTGGTTCAGCAATGTCTGGATACTGGATGATAACTTCAATATCTAAATCTGTAGCTACTGCTGATATACAAGTAATACAAGTAGGATAAGGAAAAATTATGGGATACAATAGGACTACAACACCAAGAGCTTATGTTGATCTTGTTTCATATCATTTAGCGAATGGATTTAGAACTTTAGACAATATAAATATAAAACAAGATGATAATAGTACAGCAGTTACTTTTAATGCTGGTTCTAAAGCAGATATGTTTGATATGAAACCAGCAAATTTTGCTCAAATAGCAAGAGCAAATCAAAAATTTTATATTCAATTTGACTTTGGTGAGTTTGCTGGTTCAACCGATCCAACAACTGATGCTCTTTCAGAAACAAATTTTATAGCTATTTTAAATCATAATCTTCATTCATCTAATGCTCTTTTTAAAGTAGAAGTTGATGATGATAGTAATATGAACTCGCCTCAAATTTTATCAGATAGTGGAAATCATACAAAAATAATCAATGCAACGCAAGAAACAACTTCTGCAAATGATACTTTTATTGATCCAGCTAATAATGGTTGGACTTTAATAAAATGGACTACAGACACAGATAACAGATTTTTACGAATTACTTTTAAAAGCAATGCTGGCTCTACTGAAGATTTTTCAGCAGATATAATTATTGGTTCAATTATGTTTGGAAAGTATATTGACTTTCAATCTCCAAACGTAAATATAGATACTCAAATAATGTATGATGGTACCGATCTTCTTCAATCTACAGGAGGAGCTACTTTTGCTAATTCTAAATATTTTGGAGAACCAACATGGAATAACACTCTTCCGTGGAATCTATCTATTACATCCAATCAAAATACCTATGCATTTAATCGTAGACATGGTAGGGTAAAACATTCAATGAATTTTGATTATGTAACGGATACTAATCTATTTTCACCAAATTGGTTTGCAGACCACGATACTCCAGCAGATTGGTACGATTCAGGAACAATACACTCTTCATTTTATAATAAAATAATAGGACAACATCTTCCATTTTTATTTACTTTAGATTCTACAAGTACAACTACAGGAGATTATGGATTGTACAGGTTGGTAGAAAATGGTTTTAGTGCTAGGCAAGTTGCTCCTAGAATATGGAATACTAACTTAGATATAATAGAGTCTTGGTAGCTAAGATAAGATTTAAACTATACATTTTTGTTTTATTTCAATTATGTTGTTCTACGCCAGTAAATATACATGAGCAAGATAATATTAATTTATTTTACTCATCATTGAGTGTTTGTGACTGCTATAAAAGTGCAATGTCTGTACTAAGTAATTTAATAGAATATAATAATCAAATATATAAAGATTTATTTTTAGAATTAAGAATGAATTGCTTAACTAAATATGGAACTCAATTATTTACGCCATCTTATTGTAATCATCCTGATAGTCTACAGAATCTACAGGATAGCTTGTACTACTTAGGTATAGATATAAATGGTTAAATATTTTTAGGATCAGGAATAACTATGTTCATATCTACAGCACTCCATCTAATTAAACGTTCTATAAATACTGAAAACTCTTTTGTTGACAATGTTTTAGTGCTATCTATATTGAAATGATTTTTTATAGTAGAGTGCATTTCTTGTTCAGTATATCCCAGTTCCTCACCCAATATACCTACAATCTTCCAGTAATAATTATTTTGCTGGGCAGAGCGTACACCTGTTTCTTTTAGTTCTATATAATATTCACCCTGTAACTTAGAAACAGCATTATCAAACTCTGCCCTATTTAGCAAAGACATCTTTCCATTTTTTATTGTACAAGCAAATCGCAGTCTGGACATATCTTAGCTTCCCATAGTTTTATATCAGATGACTTCCAAAGTTTACCCTCAAATATATTCCATTTCTTACGGCACTGTGGACACCACCACAAATCTTCATCTGCTCTGATCTCATCTGTTTTATGATTTTCTCTAAACCTAGTTTCGGTAACTTCGCTACCTAAAGCATCAATTACCCATTGTATAGAGCCAAACTTATGTTTTCTTTCCTTTGCTTTTGCTTTCTTCAATGATCCCACCTAATAATAATAAATAATTCCGTGCATCCTGTATTCTGCTTATTATAGGCTCCTCTGATACTTCCTTACCATTTAACACATAATTCCTAATAGAATCCATGTGTTTTAATAGATAAATAAGAGCAACTTGTTCTGCTCTTAAATCCATTCTATCCCCAATACTTTTAAAGTTTTTAAACTTATCCTTATTTGATACTGTATATTCTTCACCCTTAACTAGCATAAGTCTATTTTCTTCATCCTGCATAGACTTTGCCCATTTCATAAAGTCATCAACCTTCATATTTAATCCTTTCTATAATTTGTAAAAATACATGAAAAGCAATCATAAAAGCTATTGCAAACAAAAGAGTTCCTAATCCTAAAAAAAGAAAACTAATAACCCAATCTGCAATATCAAATAACATCATTTGTCACTCTCTAAAGTAAAATTTAAATATTCTCTTAACCTTTTTTCTAAAGTATGCAATCTCCAAGTTAGTAAACTCCAAAGACATATCCAAAAAAAATTAGATAACAAAACGTCAAAAGCTTGAGTTTGTAGTATTTCTGTAAAGTAATGTAATATCATTTTATCTCCTTTTGTTATAGCATAGATAGGGAAGGTCAAAGTCCGGCAAGAGTCTTTTACTGTTCCCTATCGCCACTAATATTTTGCCCCAGTTTTCTTTTAGTGCCAACCACAAGAAAACATTACATTTGTCATTCAATTACTAATACACCATATCCTGATTGCTTATTTTTTCGCTCACAGGTTTAGTTATTGATTTATTGGGGCAATTCATTAAATTGATTTTGCCATATCATCTAAGCAACTTACACATATATCTTTACTGCAAAGATGACAGGTAGATATTTTATCTAAGTCATCCATAAGATCATTGACTATGTTGCTGATAGCTGATAATTCTTTCTTTAATCCAATTCTTGATAGATCATCCATTTCTAACTCTGTATGATTCCATATGTTACTAATTTTGTTTCTTAACTTTTCTAAGTCTTTCATATTTGTTCTCCTTGTTATATGAAATTACTAAATACATTTCTAAAAGTCAAATGTTTTTTGTTTAAGTTTCAATGCTATCTCCTCATAGTCATCATCTGTAAACTTAATCACAGTATTCTTTCTTTCTTTAATAGTCTCGTACCATTGGGTGCCACGCTTTTCAACTGCCCACTCCACAAACTCTGCAGGAGTTTTGTGAGCAGAGAAACTTGAGGAGAACACATGGCACCCAACACAGAGACAAAAACCATTATCTATATCCCAACGGACAGAACGTATGGAGCGTGAGTAAAAATGATGTGCATTTAGGGGTTTTGTTTTGTGACAATATTCGCACATCCCATATTCTTTTATTTTGTCTGCCCATAATTTGTCGAGTTTCTTAGATAATTGTTTTTTCACAGAGGATTAAAATGGAGGTTTATCCTCTGTTGTTTCGGATGCAGACTTACCTTCCAATACATTAAGCAAATTCATCATATTTGCCTCTATGACAACTAAATCTCCAGTAGTAAGTATCTCATTCTTTTTGTCAATCATATCAACTGCTAATTTCAAACATACCTGCTTATGTATATCATGGGTTCTGTTATCTATTGTACTGTTAGCTGAGGTAGTCATAGTCTTAGGCTGAGTATCTCCTTGAGGTATAACATTCCATGCAAACTTACCCGGAGCATACTCATCTTTCCTAATGTTTACTGTAGCACCACGACCAAATGTGCTAAGTTTTTTATGTAGGTTTTCTGTAGCAAAAAAGCTAGTTTCCTGACCTTCTTTATTTACTCCATACAGATACCAAGCACCATAGGCATTTTGACCTTGCTTTGGCTGATCGTATAATAATTCTACGATATTATCTGTATCCTTTGATAACTTAAATGAATCTTTATTTTCCATTGTTTTCCTTTGCTTTTAATATGGTTTTAACTGATTCTGTAATATCTTTCCATTTCTCTACATTATATTCTTCATATGTCTCCATAGAGGCACATTCCAAATAAGCATCACGCCCTTTAAAAAGTTCAAGATATTCCTCTACTCCTTCAAGAAGGTCATCAATACTATGTCTAATTATCATCTGTTCACCTGCTGTATTTTCGTGACAAACTCCTTCATCAGTTACATAGTCATCCCAACAAACTGTAGCCATGTACACATCATTCTGATTCAACTGGCACCACCTTACAGTTATTACGTTCTAACAGTTTTACTACCATCATTCTGATAGCATCAATCTCTTCTTGAGTTAGTTCTTCTGGAAACTCTACTCTGAATTTCCCTTGTGTTATTTCTTTCATACGTTCTCCTTATGTCTGAAGTTAATAAAATAAAACAATATAAATCAAGTCTAACCTTTAATTAATTCACCCCAAAGCGATGTCTTACCATTGACTATCTGCACTAGGTGAACTGTAAAGAATCCTGAATGATAAAAGTCAACGATAGCAAAAGCGTGTTGCCAATTATGTTGCCTATTACCTAACCAAGCATTTGATTCTGAACTCATATCTTTTAGGCATCCTATTGACCAAGCTGACTTGACCCCATCAATATGGGTAACGGAAGATTGTTGTATGTCGTGATGATGTCCATACATAACATTACCACCAAGACGAAGGAGATGGTTGCGAGTATGATTAATACCAGCGAAATGATGTCCGTGATAAAAGTTGAGTTTACCAATCTTGAGCATCTTACCCAATGGGTGATATTTATAACCACGATCTGCCAATTTAATAGCGTTTTTAACCAAAAAACCACTAGCAAGGTAGGGATTTTCTTCAACAAATCTATTAAGCCAGTCCTCATGATTACCTTCAATAAAATGCCTCTCTTTTACGTTTGCTTTATCAAGTGATTCATCAATTATGTCCATTCCTTTATTAACTTCCTCTATCTCTTTTGTAACAAATGGTAATTGATATTCTAATGGTGGTCGTTTCTTTTTCTTCCACTGCCAATGTGATACTGATTCCCATTCTCCAGTATCTCCAAGATCAATATAACCATCAGGCTGTATGATCTCAATAGCCTGACAAACAACGCTTATAGCTTTCATATCAGCCATAGGAAAATGTTTATCAGGAGTTACAATATATCTTTTAACTTTCATGCTTTCTCCTTATATAATTTTTTAATAGTTTCCTTATATAATGTATCAATAGATTCTTTATCTAATCCTTGCTTATTAAACGACTGTTTTCTAGTCATTACTATCAATGGTGCATCAACTAAACTTGTTGCTCTTTTACCATTCTCACTACAAGTCATTGATCTCCCTAACCATTCCTCTTTGGTAATTTCTTTTTTCATAATTCCTCCGATCTTAGCCACCTTTCTAATTTTTGTTCCCACTCTCCAAAGGTAGCTTGATTTTTATTGTATTTGACCCATACTTTGTCAAATTCTTCCCAGTTTCTTTTTCTTAGATGTCTAAGTCCACGATCCATACTTTGATTATTTACGGCATCGTTATCGACTTCTTGCAACCTATTCAAAAAGGTCTTCTTTAAATTCTTCGATGTAGTCTTCATATACTCCTCTACTTACGTCATACTTTAATTTAGCAGGTTGATTATTTGTAGGTTTTCCATTCTTGTATTGAAACCTAATCTTATGAACATGAATACCTGCATAATCTTCATGTTCACTTCTATGCCTATGTACAGTTATGGCATTATCTGATTTATTATACCAATTAGCTGATCCTGCAATATCATAGGGTGTTGGCACAACTGGTTTTCTATCTACTCCATTCTCCATTTTTCTTGGATGTGCTACAATCCATATATGCATTTCATTCATCTTAGCAAATGAACTTAGTTGAGAAAGTACTCTTGATACATATAAAGTCTCATTTTCTCCATCATTAAACTTATGCTCTAATGTATTCCACGGATCAACAACTAATCCCTGCAATCCATATCTGTAATTTAATATTTTAGCCTGATCCATAATGCTTTCTATCGTTACTGAATCTTCCTGAATACCAATAAATTTAATATGCTCATTAAGTATCTTCATGGTTTTTCTTGCCTTATCTTCACTAATACGATCATCACCCCAAAATGGTTGCCCTAAAAACTTACCCACTAATTTAAGTAGATGATGCTTAACTT